TGCATTCCGATACTAAAACAGGAACTACGTTTGCTAAAATTGGGGGTATATCAAAACTACCTAAAGGAGTAGAATGTCCTGAGCAAATTAATCCAACATTCGTATTTAATTATGAAGACAGGTTTAACCAAGATTGGGTAGATAATATTGCACCACAATTTTTAAGCGATATGATAAAATCAACACCTGAGTACCAAAATAAAACAAAAAATGATAACATAACTAGAACGCAAGAAGGTCAAGATAAAAATGATGACCTACCGTTTTAAAAAATAAGTATTATGATATTAGAAAAATTACTAAAAGTCAACGGACTTAACAAAGGACAAATAAGTAAATTGTTTAACACATCACAACCGACTACATTGTTGTTATTGCAACAACCTGAACGATTAAGAATTAGTCAAGTAGTAAGTATAGCAGAAGCGTGTCAAGAAGACCCACGTGACGTAATAGATTTAATACTTGGTGATAAGAAACTCGTTGTAGACAAAACTGATGGAGTTATTATTGCCAACTAAAAGCAAATCTGAAAAAGTAAAATTACTAGCATTATTTGGTGGGACTGTTGGAGACGTAGATGATACGTTGAACATAAGGATTACTTTGCCTAAAAATGTCGTTGATAAAATTGTGAATAAAGAAGTAACTTTTGCACAATGGTTAGACAAACCGATATTTTAATTAATTTAACTGTATGAAAAAAGAACAAGCGAAACCAACTTATTATGCAGTAATCAACGCTAAAGTAAGATACGATAACAGACTAACTGCAAATGCAAAATTATTATATGGCGAAATTACTTGTTTGACTTATAAAGAAGGATATTGCTTTGCACAAAATAAATACTTTGCTAAATTATATAACGTTAGCAAAACGTCAATATCTAAATGGATTAGTCAACTTGTAAAATATGGCTACATTACAGTAACCCTTGAATATGAGCAAGATAGCAAAGAAATTAAGGAAAGAAAAATATGTATCATACCTGTTGAAGAAAAATTCAATACCCCTAGCCAACAAAAATTAAAGACCCCTATTGAAAAAAATAGTAAGGATAATAAGACTAGAAATAATAATATTAATATTTATAAAGAATTTAGCTTTTGTGATGAACGTTTTATTGAATTGTGGGAAAGCGAATACATACCATTAAAAAAACGTAAACGTGCGTCACTAACAGAACGTGCAATTCGTAATAATCTTAATACGTTAAAAAAACTTAGTCAAAATGATAACGATATTGCTTATGCAATTTTAGAACAAACTTTGGATAATGGGTGGACTAGCTTTTATGCTTTAAAGAATCAAGACAAAACAGGCAGATATATAAAAAAAGAAATCAATAATTTTAAATTTTAAAAATGGACTTTAGCAAACATTTAGACGAACGTATTTTCGTTAGAAAACTAAAAAAATATTCACTAGGCAGTAAGCATCTAATAAAATTTGAAGAAGTATTTAAATTAGTAGACGAAACTGCAAGACCTTACAAACATTTGCCTGAATACGATGAAGTAATTGAGTGGATGAGCAACACACGTGGCAAAGGATTATTATTAGCAGGAAGCAATGGACGTGGCAAATCTGTAATTGTAAACTCACTTTTACCTTTGTATTTTAAAACTGTATATGGAAAAATATTGCGTCCGATACCTGCAAGGCAATTAGTAAAACATTTAGATAATCTACCTAAATTTGCTATTGTAATAGATGAAGTTGGACAAGAAGAAATAGTAAACGAATACGGAACTAGAATAGACGCAGTAGAAATTGCTATTAGCGAAGCAGAAGACAAAAACAGACTGTTAATAATGACAACAAACTTAAATAGTCAGCAGATATTAGAACGTTACGGAAATAGAATTTTAGATAGAATTCGTAGACTTTGTACTGTTGTAAACTTTCAAGGAAAATCAATGAGAAAATGAAATTTGTAATAAAAACAGAAGACGATAAAATTAAGTTGTATAATTATCTTAAACAATTAAGCAACAAAGATTACGTTGTAGAAATAAAAGAAAATAAAAACACTAGAAGTTTGAATCAAAACGCATATTATTGGCGATGTATTGTGCAAGTAATGGCAGACGAGTTAGGATATTTTCCTGATGAAATGCACGAAATTTTGAAAGCTAAATTTTTAAGTGAATATCAAATATTAGAACACCAAGAACGCAAAGCAGGAGTATTATATGTAAAATCAACTACAAGACTAAATACAAAAGAGTTTGAATTATATGTAGAAAAAATTAGGATTTGGTCAAGTACAGAATTAAACATAACTTTGATGTTGCCAAATGAGTATTAGACGTACACGTAAAAACCAACCTGAATATGAATTACAACGTGCAGTTGTATCTTATATAAAAGTTAAATACCCAAACATATTAATTAATGGGTCAGCAGGTGGAGTACGTACAAGTATGAGCCAAGCAATAAAATTGAAAGCAACAGGAAGCAGTAAAGGTTTTCCTGACTTATTTATATATCAGCCAAGAAAAGTAGATGGACAAGCATATTGTGGTTGTGCGTTAGAATTAAAAGTAAAAGGTAATTACGCTACAAAAGAACAAAAGGAATGGATTGCAAAATTGCAAAAAAATGGATATTACGCAGAAGTAGTAACTGATTACGCAGAAGTAATTAATCGTATCAATTGGTACTTAGGTGATGAAAAAAAAGTAGAAAAAAAGCGAAAAAACTCCAAACATACTAAAAAAAAATAGCATAAACAAGTAAAAATTTAAGTAAATTACAACTTTTTTAAACAACATAACTATCTAGGAATCAATGTTTTATGCACAAAATAGCAAAAAAATATAAAATTTATTGAAATTATTTTGGAGAAACTAAAAAAAATGTTATATTTACACTAATATTAATCAATAAAAAAACAACTAAAATGAAAACAACACACGCACAAGCATCTAAAATGATGAAAGCAGAATTAAAAAAAGCGTATCCTGAAACTAAATTTTCAGTAAGAAGCGAATCTTTTGCAGGAGGAAATGCAATAAGAATTGAATGGACAGAAGGTCCACAAGAAAAAGACGTAAAACAAATAACGGACAAATATCAGTACGGAAGTTTTAATGGAATGATAGATATGTATGAATATACAAATAGTAGAGAAGATATACCACAAGTTAAATATGTTAGCACTAATAGAAAAATAACTGCAGAAACTACTGCAAAAGCTATTGAAAGAATTAACAAAGACTTTGGCTTAAATATCAGCTACCAAATTGCTCCTAGCAAATGGGTAAAAGATACTAATTACATTACAATTGATGACGAGTATTTGCCAAATATGAACTGCTATACAAATCAATTTGTGTATAGACAAATGCAAGAATATGGAATATAAAAGTGGAATAACTTGGACACCTTACCTAGCTACTGCCTACTGTGAAGGATTTGGAGCAGGTGAGGGTGCGTCCTCAGATGAACAATTAGAAGCGTGGCAGTATATGTATGATAATAACTTAGCGTGGAATAGACAAGGGTGGTATGGAAGAA